TAATTCATGTGTTAAGAGTGCTACAAACGTCACTAACGTATCTTCACCAGTTAGTCCTAGTAGTCCACTTAACCCTGTAAATAACCCACCTCCAGTTGCTGCACAGCCACCTCCTGCTGCACCAGAGGTTAATCCATTGGCCTCGCCACCACCTCCTGATCCACCAAAAGTAGAGTCAGCTCCACCTAAGGTTGAACAACCAAAACAGGAAGTTAAAAGTGAGCCAAAGACAAAAGAAGATAGTCCAAAAGATACACCAAAAGCAGAACAAAAGAGTGAGAGCAAAGAGAATCCTAAACTTGACGTACCAAAGGGTAAAGAGCTTGTGCATGGATTTGGAATAGTACTTTCACTAGAAATACTTAACAGACCTATTATAAACCAAATTGAACTAACAGACGCTTTTAAATTTGATCAGGAACTTAATAATGACTTTGGAAAAAACGAAAACTTTAAACTTGAACTTCTCCAGCTCTCAACTCCTCAAGATGCTTTTATTGATTCTGCCAATATTAGCTGGAGGAGCATACGCAGGCATAACTTTCTACAACAAGATGGTTACGGCAATTGAAGCTGTTGACAGTTTAGATTTAGCTCCTATAGAATCTAAATTAAATGGTTTAGAAATACAGGTTAAAGCTATTAACGAAAGACAATACCAACTATCTGAGTCTATTATGAAAGCTAGTGAGAAATCTTCAGATGCTATTGCTAACTCTCGTGAAACTGCAGCTATGGTAAGTGGACTAAGAAAAGAATTAGAAGCTACTGTAAACGCTATGGATGACAAACTAAATACAGTTAAACGTTCAACTATGAATCCACTATCAAAATAATGTTTATTACAAAAGACTTTATATGTAAGCTATATGAAGGATTTGTATCATCACCAACATTTAAAAATTACGCAAAATATCCAGCATCAAGTAAAGTAAAATTTACCATTAAAAATACTCCAGAGGCTTATGGTGAATATAAGCCAGAAGAAAAAGAATTTAACTCTAAACACGAGATAATGATTTCTACTGGAAGATGTACATTTTTAGATACAGTATGTAAGACAATGTTACACGAGTTGATCCATATGGGTATATATATTAATGAGCCAAACTCTAAAAAATATCTATCTCATACTGGTGAGTTTAAAAGAATGCAAAATAAAGTAGCCAAAGAATTTGGCTTTGACCCAAAGGAGTTATAAATGTTTAGTATTATTTCAGGTATATTAGGTTTTGCTACTAGTGGGCTTCCAAGTCTATTAGGATTCTTTCAGCAAAAAGGTGACCAAAAGCATGAACGTGAAATGGCCATGCTGCAAAATCAACAAGCATTGCTTATGGCTGAAAAAGGTTTTGTATCACAAGAAAAGATTGCAGCAATTGAATTAGAAGGAACATACGCAGAAACATACGCACAAGAACGTGAGGCATTGTATACACATGATGCCAAACTTGTAGAAGGTGCATCACAATGGGTAAAGACTTTAAATGCTTGTGTCAGACCATTTGTTGCATTTACTTTTGTAGGCTTACTTGTATTCGTTGATGTAGCTGGCTTTGTATGGGCAGTTAAGTCTACAGGTGGATTTACTCCAGAATCTATGGATGCTATATTTTCTAGCGATGAGATGTCAATTGTAGCTTCTATTATTGGTTTCTACTTTGGTTCTAGAACTTGGGAAAAGAAACGTGAAAGCGTCTAAAGAAGCAATTAAGTTAATACGTCATCATGAAGGTGTAAGAAACAAACCATACCAATGCCCAGCAAAACTGTGGACAGTAGGAATTGGTCATTTAATAGGTGATGGTAAAACATTGCCAGCATCATGGAACAGAACTTTTACTAACGAGGAAATAGATGGAATTCTTAAATCAGACCTCAGTCGCTTTGAGCTGGGAATATCTAAGATGCTACCTAACGTGCAACTTAAACAGCATGAGTTTGATGCTCTTGTTAGTTTTTGTTTTAATCTTGGCTTGGGATGCTTTCAGCGTAGCACCATTCGTCAAGCATTATTACGAGGCGATAAAGAACAAGCTATGGAATCGCTAATGAAGTACTGTAGAGCTGGAGGCAAGATTTTGCGTGGCCTTGAGAACAGACGCAAAGATGAAAGAAGGCTCTTTGAAGGGTTATAATAAGTAATCTCAACACTAGAGAATACTTATGAAAATACTTTTACTTGATATTGAATGTGCTCCTAATTTAGCAACAGTATGGGGTATCTGGCAGCAGAACGTAGCATTGAATCAACTTCTTGAATCATCATACACATTATGTTATGCAGCTAAGTGGTATGGTGAATCAAAGATCATGTTTGACTCCATATATAAAACAGATCGTAAGACAATGTTAAAAAGCATTCATGCACTCATGGAAGAAGCTGACGTAATTGTTCACTACAATGGTTTAAGATTTGACATACCAATGCTAAACAAAGAATTTTTAGAAGCTGGTATGCATCCACCAAGCCCAGTAAAACACATTGATTTGTTAAGAGTAGTAAAAAGTAATTTTAGATTTGTATCAAATAAATTAGATTATGTTTCTCAGCGTTTAGGTCTTGGTAAAAAGACTGCACATGAAGGCCACGAACTATGGCTGAAGGTTATGAATAATGATCGTGCAGCATGGAAACGCATGGAAGAATATAATAAGAACGATGTAGTATTGCTTGAAAAATTATATAACAGGCTTAAGGGATGGATTAAACAACATCCTAACCATAACGCTTATAACGCAAATATTGTGTGTCCAAATTGCAGCTCACGCAAATTACACAAGCGTGGCGAAGTAAGGTCTAGAACATCCATATTCCAGAGGTATCAATGTCAAGGATGTGGTGCATGGTCAAGATCAAACATATCGCAAAAAATAAGTAAAGAATCTCTTATTAACATTTAAGGACTCGTATGTCTGGCGATATTCAAGCACTATGTAACAAAATTGTAGGTAAAACTATTGTCAGTTGCGAAGTAGATTTTGAATCTCAAACTATTTATCTTGAGTTTGATGATGGCAGTCTAGTGGAAATATCTGGCGATAATTTAGATGTGTACACAGAATTTCAAGAACTAGATGACTAAGGATTAAGATGACGTTAGAAGATATTTTATCTGGCAATGTATATTTGCAAGATCCATCCAGAGGTGGATTATCTGCAACTAATACTGTTACTCCAAGTTTTTCTATGGGCACTCCTATAGAGCAAGCATATTCAAGATGGAAGCAGTCAAATATACCACTTGCAAGACAATTGCGTGGCGAGCAAGTAAGTGCTAATGATTATGCTAAAGATTTGGCATATCAATTAGAATTGGCATCTAAAGATCCACTAAACTTTTTAGGAACTACAAAAGCAACAGGATTGGCTAAAGGCTTGCTTGAAACTAAAGTAGGTGAAAAAGGATTTGACCCTCGTTTTGATCCTCGTGCTAAAGAACAATTAAAATTACAAAACCTTAAAACTATTGTTGAGCCAACAGGCAGACAAGATATTCCTAATGTATCACTAGCTGACTTTGAAGGTAAACCATTTATTACCTCTATGTCAGACAGGACTGCTGCTGGCGGTAGATTAGTGGGTATCAATGACATCATGCTTAATAGGCCTATTGATCTTAAAGGTGGTCAAGACTATATGTTTAATAATGCTGGTCAAGTATGGGCATCTGGCCAAGCACCTGTTAAACAAATAATGAATAATGCTCAAACCATTAAACAGATTACAGGCCAAGATCCATTGTATATGGCTTGGAGGATGGCACCAAGTGGTGGTGATTTTGCACACATGACTGGTGAAACAATGCTATCTTATGCTGACGCATCATTAGGCAAAACAGACAAGAAACAAATGGATAAACTTATTAACAAACTTATTCCTAATTGGAAAGGTGTTAGTAATCCAGAATCTATTGACCAGTACAGGGCAGCTCCAGATGCTGTTAGAAAGCAATTAAAAGGCCTCCTAGACGTTGAATTTAGAGATAAGGGTGGCATTGGTTTAGGTGAAGCAAGATTGTCTGTAGCTGATCCAAAACAACTTATAGCACCAGATGCTGGCATTAT